CCGACATGCCGCAGACCCTGCTCTACGGCGACGCCCCGGGCGGGCTCAACACCGACGGCGCCGCGGGCCAGCAGCACTGGGAGCGGACGTGCGCGGGCCGGTGGGACGAGGCCCTTTACCCCGCCCTGTCGGATCTCTACCGCCTTCTATTCGCCGCCCAACGGGGTCCGTTCAAGGGCAAGGCCCCCGATTCATGGGATATCGTCCGGAATCCGATCTACGTCCCCACGGCGATCGAGACGGCCACGATCCGCAAGACGAACGCCGAGGCGGACGCCGCGTACGTGACCGCCCTTGTCCTGACTCCCGAGCACGTCGCCCGGTCGCGTTTCCGTGAGACGGGCTACGGCGACGACATCCTGCCCGTCGAGGAACTCCCCGAGGAAAACCCCGCCGCCCAGGCCGCCGCCGAGGAAGAGGTCCGCGCCCAGGTGGCTGCCTCCAAGCCCCAGGCGAACCCGACCACCGCGACCGAGGCAAAGACCGACGACGACGAGGACTTCCGCCGCCGCCGGTTCGACGTTCCCGATGCCAAGCTGAAAGAATGACCCTCCCTCCCCGTGTTCGCGCCGCCGTCACGACGCTCCGCAAGTGGGCGGCGCCATCCCCTCACACCGAGGCTCCCATGCCCAACCCGATCCAGATCGAAAACCTTCCCCCCGTCATCGCTGACCTCGTTCGCGCCGTAGCGAAGGCCTGGGACGAGACCCCCGAAGCCGAGCGGGTGGCCGCTGGACTCCATGTCATCGGCCTCCATGCCAACGGCGCGGTCATCGTCCGCCGGGGTGGAACCGCCGGGCTCCTCGGAATCCCGGTGCGTGTCGAGGTCGATGGTGCCTGATCCCCTCGCCGACCTCGGGATCGTTGTGACCCCGACGCACGACGGCTTCGCTATCGACGGGTCCGCGTTGGCCTCGTCGTTGAAGCGCCTGTCGTGGGCGGCCGGGGAACTCGCCGCCGCCTGGGCCGCCGTTCCGCCTGGCGCTCGCGAGAGGATGGGAACCGTCGTCGTCACCCTCCGACCGGATGCGCCAGCGGCACCGGAGCACGAAGCCGAACTCGTTCAGTTGGGCCGGGTTCGGAGGCAGGGGTGATTCTCCCGCGTCATCCCGACCCGATCGCTCGGGACTACGAGCGGCGGTTGCTGGCGCGCAATCGCCAGTGCCAGCGGCTTCTCTTGGCCGGCCTGTCCGAGGTCATGCGCGAGTCTGCCGACTTCGAGAAGCACGAGGCCGCTACCCGTGGCGACTCGGTGTCTCCGACGTTTCTTCCCCGCCTCATCCAGGTCGTTGACATCGTCGCCCAGAACTGGCAGACGAAGCGCCCGGCGGAGACGGAAGAGGCCTATCTCCGCCGGATCGGGGCGCAAACGGACGCGTTCACGACCGGCCAGCAGATGAAGATGTTTTCCCGGCGCGTGAAGATGACCAACCCCTTCCCGAGCCTCAAGGCGTCGGGGCTGATGGACGGTTGGCTGGCGGCCAACGTGGACCTGATCACGTCCATCGACACGAGGTTCTTCGCCGACGTCCGCGACACGGTGGAAGAGGCCGTGCGTTCAGGCGTGACCACTGATCGTCTTGCCGAGGACATCGAGGCCCGCTTCGGAGTCTCCGACTCCCGGGCTCGCTTGATTGCCCGCGACCAAGTGGCGAAGCTCAACGCCGACATTACGCAGAATCGGCAGGCTTCCTTGGGAGTCAAGGAGTACATCTGGAGCACCTCGGGCGATGGCCGGGTGCGCGAGTCGCACCAGGAGATGGACGGCCAGGTGTGCAGTTACGATAGCCCGCCTTTGGTGGACGGCGAGAACGTGAACCCGGGGCAGGCCGTGAGTTGCCGCTGCGTCGCCCTTGCGATTCTCCCAGGTGAGTCCGCCGAAGAACTGCGGAAGAGCTATGGCGCTGCGGGTTGACGAAAAAGCGCGCGACTATTGATCGATCGATCAATCCGTGGTAGCGTTTCGTCCGGAGGTCCCACCGAGTGCCCGAATCCCGCGTCAACCGAATCGACAGAGGCGGCGAGTTGCTCCCGCCCGTCCGACGAGACGATGGATCCCTGTTGTTCGAGGGCTTCGTCGCCCGGCCTGGGGTCATGGCGTATCGGCAGGCGGATGGGTCCGTCGTCCGCGAGTTCGTGCCCCGTGAGACCCTTCACGACGCCGCTTCCCTCCTGACCCTCGGTCGCGCGCCCCTCACGCTGGAACACCCGCGCGAAGACGTCTCCCCCGACAACGTCCAGGAACTCGGGGTCGGGGACGTGGATGGCGAAGTCGTGATCGCGGACAACGGTTTCGTCCGGGTCCGTGGTGCCGCTCGCCGGAAGGATGCCATCGACGCGATCGACGACGACGTGAAGCGCCAACTCTCCCCCGGCTACTCCTGCCGCATTGACCCGACCCCTGGGATTGACCCGGAGTTCGGTGCATACGACGCGATCCAGCGAGAACGCAGATACAACCACCTTGCGATCGTTGGCGCTGCCCGTGGAGGCGTTCAGATTCGCCTTCGGGCCGACTCCGCCGACGAAGTGGACCCCTCACATCTGGAGGCGAAAGCCGACATGGACGAAATCCTCACGGCGTTTCTCGCCGCGCATCCCGAGTTCCGCCGCGACGGCCTCGCCGTCAAGGACCTGCTCGACGAGCTGTTCCAGGCGATGGGCAAGGCCAAGGGCGAGCTCAAAGACGCCATGAAGGCTCACGACCTCACCAAGGGCGAGCGGGACGCGTACATGGCGAAGGTTTCCGATCTCGAAGGCAAGCTCGCCGAGATGCTCAAGGCCAAGGGCGAAGAGGAAGAGTCCGAGTCCGACATCGACGCGAAGCCGAAGACCGACGCCGCCATCGACGAGCCCGCCCTCATCGCCTACGCCTGCGAGCGTGGCCCCCTGACGGCCCGTGCCGACTCCCTCAAGATCGAGCACGCCAACCTCGGGAACGCCGCCCTTCGTCGTGCCATCGTCAAGGCGATCCATCCCGAACCCGCCCGCATCGACAGCGCCACCGACGACTACGTCCGCGCCTACCTCGACGCGACCGGCAACGACACACGATACGACGCGATTTCCGAGGCCTTCCGCAAGGCCCAGGATCACCGAACCGACGCCGCCGTCTCCGACAACTGGGACGCCACCGGCCGCCGCCGCAACATCAAGGAGTAGAAGATGCTCACGTACCCCCGCGGCCAGTCGGCCGATCAGGTCCCATTCCAGGTCACCCAGGCGATCGCCGGGATGCCCCTTCCCTCGCCGGTCACGGACTACGGCACGGGCCTCAATGCGAAGCCCCAGTCCGCCGACGTGTGGACGACCACGGTCATCGGCACGACCTCGCCGAAGACCATGATCGTCAACGGCTCGACCATCACCTACCTCCCCGACTCGACCCCGACGATCGATGAAGTCGTCACGGGCCTTACCAACGCGATCAACGGCGATCCTGTTGCCGCGCAGGTCTGTCAGGCCGTCGCCGACCTCGGGCCCAACACGATCACCATGACCGGCTGGTGGCCGGGTCAGGCGTTTACCGTCACCGACGCGGACGCCGAACTGACGACCGTGCACACGACCTCCAGCGCGGCTGCAGAGGTCATCCCGATGGGCCGGGCGGTCTGTACCGACGGGTACATGACCAACGGAAGCAAGCGCCTCTTCAACCCGAAGACCTCGTACTTCACGGCGCAGGTGGCGACCCTCGACTACACCTACAACGCGGGCGACCTCCTGACCGTCCGCTGCGCCAACGCCCTGACCGGCGACGTCATCGCCGAGTACACCTACACCCAGGCGGGAAACAAGGGCGCCTCCACCACGGCAATCCTTGCCGCCCTGAACGGCCAGGCTCCCGCCAACTCGGTGATCTTCTCGACCGTCGCCGGCGACAACATCGTCGCGACTGCCGAAGTCGCTGGCCTCGAGTTCTCGATCGAAATCGGAAGCTCCGCGACCTCCGCTGTCTCCAACACGGCGACCACCGGCCCCTCGATGGCGACCTCGTTCCTCCGGGCCTTCGTCGGCGTGACCATTCTCGACCAGACCCTGGCTCCCGCGACTCTCACGGACGCCTCGGTGGCCTACCCTGGGAACTCGATGGTCGGCTACCTGGCGAAGGGTGACATCTGGGTCGCCAACTCCCAGACCCCGACCAACGGCACCACGGTCTATGTCGAGTGCGACGGAACGTCCGCGGACTGCGGACTCCTCTACACCACTTCTTCGGCGACCCGCCTTCCCCTGCCCCTCTCCGTCGCTCGTTGGGAGCGCGCCGGTCGCACGGGCTCGGGCCTCGCCGTCTGCCACCTCAACGTCCGCTAAGGAGCGTCACAATGACCCGAAGCATTTTCCTGACCCACAAGGACGCCCCGCAGATGGACGTGTCGGCGTTCGCGCCGGACGCCGCCCTGATCGAGCGCGCCACCGGCCAGTACCAGGCCGTCTTCGAAGACAAGGCCAAGAGGGACGCTGCGTACCGCCTCGACGCCGCCGCCCTCCGCCGGCCCCTCCGCCTCGACGCCGCCATGGAAGGCGACCTCGGAACGCTGGCCCTCGGGACCACGTACCGGAGCAAGGCGATCATCGAAGAGGTGATCGCGCCCAACAACTCCACGAAGCTCTTCCCGACCTGGGGCGAGGTTCCCCCGGGCGCCCGCGACTACACCGTCGCGTACGAGCGCACGGTCGGTGAGGCCGTGGTTCATCGCGTCGGAAACCTGAACGTCAACCCTGTCAGCGTCGGTGCCTTCGAGGACCGCTTCCCCGTCGTCCACCTCTGGACCGCCTACGAGATGGAGTACCACGACGAGGCCTCCCAGAACTTCCAGGTCCAGAACATCGGCCTCCAGGTCGCCACCGAGGCCCGCAAGCAGCGGTCGGCCGCAAAGGTCCTCGCTCAGGCGATGAACCGGATGGCGTTCTTCGGAGACACCGAGGAAGGCGTCCCCGGGATCGTCAACTACCCCCGTCTCGTCAAGCCGACCGAAGTGGCCGTCCCCTTCGACGGCACCGGATCCCCCGCCGACGTCCTGGCCGTCCTGGCCCGCTTCTGGAACTACCCCCGGTCGCAGTCCCGCGGCGCCATGGGCCCCACCCGGATCGCGACCTCCGAGCGTGTCGAGAACTACCTGACCATGACCCGCTTTGGCTCGGTCAACGACACCACGATCGGCATGTTCTTCGAGAAAGCGAAGAAGCTCGGCAAGGGGATCGAGACCGCGCACGAACTTCGCGAACTCGACGGCGCCGGCTCCCTCGTGGACGGGATCCTGATGTACAGCGACGATCCCGAGTCGGCCGCCATCGTCACCGTCCAGGGCATCACGTACCTTCCGCCTGTGCTCCTCGGGTACAAGCGGATCGTCTACGCGTTCGCGACCATCGGCGGTGGCATCATGCGGACCCCCGGCCACAACGTCCTGCTTCGAGTCACGGCGCCGCAGTCGTAGACTGAGGCTCACTCACCATAGGCAACCTGGAGACCACCAATGCCTGATCCCAAGACCATCGAAATCGACTACTACGGCTTCGACGACCGCACATTCGAGGTCCCCCGCCTCGACAAGGACGGGGCGCCGCTCCCCTCATACACGCACGACGCCCATGGGAACCCGAGGCACGATCCAAAGTCGTTCGACGTCCTGGCCTTCCCCGGACGTGGACGTCTGGACGGCCCGCATCCCCCCCCGGTCGTTGTCGATGCCGACGTGTGGGCGCGCGCGAAGAAGCTGATCCCATCCATTCAGGCGGGACTCAAGGGCGGCGTAGCCGACACCAATGCGCCCGACGGTCGCCTGTTCCATGAGCGGGGGTAGCCCGTGGCTTCCATCCTTTCCGTTCTCCATCGGATCGCGCCGACCTGTGCGGCCGATTCGTTGGTGACGGATTGGATCGCCGACTCGGTGAGCCAACATCGAACCGACGAGTGGGGCGCTGTCTACGCGACGGCGATGGCGAACCACGTCGCCCACTGCTGGACGATGGCCAAGAGGGCGGAACAGTCCATCGCACAGGGAACCTACGGGGCGCCTGCCGGTGGGGTGAGCAGCCTTCGGGCCGGTGACCTGGCCGTCAGCTATGCGACCCGCAACCAGTCCAGGGGCAACGGCATCTCCCCCCAGGATGAGGAGTACCTCGCGACCCCCTACGGCGTGCGGTACCTCTCCCTCCGCGACTCCCGGTCCTTTGCAGCCCCTCGGATCGTCTCCGTGGACGCATCATGAGCGCCGTCACCGACATCGATCGCGGGTACGCGCGGATCCTCCAGGATATCGCGAGCCTCGACGATACCGTGGTGTTCGTCGGCATCCGTCAGGAGAAGGGCATGGACGAAGACGGCGACATCACCGTCGCCGGATACGCGACCGTGAACGAGTTCGGCTCCGAAGACGGCCGGGTTCCCGAGCGGTCGTTCCTCCGGAGCACGGTGGACGAGAACGAAGCCAAGTACCAGGGCCTCCTTGCTGCCCAGGTCGGGCTTGTCCTCGAAGGCAAGCTGACTCCCGACAAGGCCTTGATGTCGCTCGGCGAACGCGCTGTCGCCGACGTCCAGATGAAGATCCGGAGCAACATCCCGCCCGCGAATGCCGAGAGCACATACCGCAAGATCAAGGTGGGCCTCGCCAAGGGAACGCACGGCTCCGGACCGAAGGTGACCCTGATCGATACCGGGCGGATGCGCCAGTCCATCGACTACGAGGTCCATGTCGGCGGGAAGGCCATCGAAGCGCCGTCGGGAACAGGGAGCGCCACATGATTCTCGGCGCCCGCCCCATCACTCGCCGTCGGTTTGCCGCTGGGACGCGCAACTCCTCCGGCGAGTTCGTCTCTGGCGCCATGACGCCCTCGACGATCTACGCCTCCGTCCAGCCGGCCACGGTCGAAGACCAGCAGACCCTACCCGAAGCCGAACGGCACCGATCTACGATCCGCCTCTACACCGTTTTCGCCGACACCCTTCGCACGACCTCGCAGTACACCGAGGTCCAGGCCGATCATGTCGTGATCGCCATTGGAGACGCCCAACTCGACGGAACCTACCAGGTCCGCACGGTGGACAGCGAGAACGCGATCCTCCCGCACTATCGGGTCCTTGCTGTCGCCCTCCAGGAAGGTGTCTGATGGCAACGAACCGAGAAGACATCATCCAGGCGGCACGGGCGCTGTGCAAAGCGACGGCCGATTCCGTGGCTCTGACCGACCAGCAGGTCATCAAGGGCGACAAGAGCGGGCCTCGCCCGACCTCGAGCGGCGGGACCGTCGTGAAGTACCTCACCGTCCGCGTCGGCGCGATCGTCATCGACGGGATGGACGAGCGCCTCAGTTCGTACCCGACCGGCGGGCCGACCCCGATCCGGCACCAACGCGGAAACCGGCGGGCGACTGTGACCATCCAGGGGATCGGCGAAGGAACCGATGAGTGGTTGGAGTCCATCCGCTCGCGCCTGGCGCTCCCTGCCGCTCGCGCCGTCATCGACTCCACTGGGATCGAGTTCCAGATCCCCGGCGGAGTGCTCAACCTTTCGACTCTCCTCGACGTCTCGATCGAGCCGCGCTTTGCACTCGACCTGGACGCCTGCTACCTCCTCGACACGACGGAAGCGACCGTCGCCGCGACAACGATCGTCGTCAACACGACGCTCAACGAGGCCGACGGCTCGTCGCACATCCACACGTCCGACACCATCCCGATCCCATAGGAGCCCGCCATGCCATACGGCGACGCACTGTACACGGTCAATATCATCCTGGGGCCCGTCCCCGGCGTGGCGGCCAACCTCACCGACGTCCTTTTGCTTGTGGCTAAGGCCACGAACCCGCTGACCGGCCGCACGCAGACCTTCACCTCTTCGACCCAGGTGGCGACGGCGCTTGCCGCAACGCAGATCAGCGCCACGACGGCCGCCCAACTGAACTACGCTTTTGGGCAGACCAGCAAGCGCCCGAAGACGATCTACGTCGGCTATGTCGATGTCGTCGGCCTCGAAACCTACGGTGCCGCGTACACGATCATCAAGGCGCTGATCGGGAACAGCTTCTTTTTCGTCTGCGACCAGTCCGACGACAAGACGCAGCAGGAATCCATCAGCGTCCTGATCGAGGCCGAGGACTTCCTGCACTTCTACATCTCCCAGGTGCACGACGTCCAATGGTACGGCGCGACCTGGCCGGCGAACTATTCCCTGTTCGAGCATCGCGAGAAGACCGCGGTGGTATGGCATGAGACGGCCACCTCCGCCCAAGCCCTCGCTTACACCGCCTCCCGTGGCGCATGGAACCCCGACACCGAGAAGTCGGCCTCATGGATGGGCGACCTCGGATCCGTCGCCGCACCTGCCGCGCTGACCGGCGCACAGGAAGGTTTCCTCTACACCAACAAGGTCAACCTCGGGAAGGCCCTCGGGACGTCCGGAAACTTCGTCGAGTACGGCCTCAACTGCAACGGCCGCAGCATCGACCACATCGTCTCTGCGGCATGGGTCCGCTCGGCGCTCCGGATCCAGTTCGCGTACCTGGTCCAGGCCTACGCCAGCCGGGGCGACAAACTGACGGTCGACGCCGTCGGCGGAAACGTCTGCCTTTCCGTGGGGATGGGCGTGTGCCGCCGGGGTGTCTCCTTGGGGCACTTCCAGGAATACACCGACGCCCAGGGGAACAAGTACCCGGCGGGGTCGTACACCCTCGATCTCGTCAACAAGAAGATCACACTCACGCTCACGGACTACTTCGCGGATCAGCTCCGTGAAATTGTCGCGAACGTCTACCTCAACGAAGCCGTGTAAGGGGGCCTCAAATGCCCGGTTCCATGACGAAAACCTACAACATCGCGACGATCTACACGACGATCGGCGGTGTCCAGATCAGCGGCTTCGGCGACTCGGCAGGGATCGAGTTCGAGGACATCCCTCTGTTTGAGGCGACCGACGGTTGCGACGGCGAGCACGTCGTCTCTCGCATCAACAAGAAGTCCACCACGGCGAAACTGACCCTGATGCAGACGTCGGCCGGGTATCGAAACCTGGCAGTCCTGCTCAACCTCCAGAAGACCGTCGTGGACGCGGGCGGGCCGATCACGCCGCTCCCCCTGGCCGTCGTTGACCCAAACACGGGCACGACGGCGATTAGTGGGTACGTGACATTTTTGACCGAACCCGGCCCGAAGTTCGGGGCGAAAGTGGGCACCGTCGAATTCAACCTCGACATCGGGAATCCCTCGTTCGTCCACGCGCTCCTGATGCTCGTCTAACCGCGCCACCCTGGAGACCACCATGCCGGCGCTTCAACCCTTCGAGTTCACCGCCCGGGACGCCCAAGGCGCCGAGCACCACTATTCCTGCCCGTACATCCCGACCGAGGAAGGGATTGATATCAGCCTCTGGCTTTTGGCCAACCTCGGATCGCTCGTCTCCGGAATCCTGCCCGACATCATCGGCAAGCTTGCCGACGGCGGATCGGTGGCTGACGTGGACCTCGGGTCGGCCTTCTCGTCGGAATCACTCACCGCTGCCGGGAGCCAATGGAAGGCGGCGCTCCTCTCGCCCGACGCGCGGCGGATCCTCAAGATCCTGCTCCGCTACGGCGCGCGGGACGGTGCCCCCTTGGCCTCGGCCTGGCAGGCCGCGTATCAGGGCAACTACGGCGAAATGATCATCGCCGCCTTCGAGATCATCAAGGCCAATCGTTTTTTTTCCTTTCCCGGTATGTCTCCGTCGGCCGGAACGTAGGGGGCGACGGTGAAGCCGCCGGGCTCGCCGAAGAAGCCGCCCGTGATTGGGGCGTCGAGTGGCTGTCGTGGGGCCTCGTGCTCACCGAGGGCCTCGGCATGGACATCCTCACCGTTCGGTCGCTCCCGATCCCGCTCCTTGTCGAGGCCTTGGCCGTCCGCGACGTGCTCGTGCAACTCCGGGCGAGGAAGTGACTGATGGCCGGGAAAATGACCATCCGCGAACTCCTCGTAAAGATCGGCGTCTCGACCGACAAGGCGAAGCTGACGGCGTTCGATAAGGCGTTGGAATCGGCGAAAAAGACGGCGCTCGCGGTGACGGCCGCGATCACCGGGGCTGCGATCGGGATTTACAAAATCGTCTCAACGGCCGCTGCTGCTGCTGATGACGCCGCGGCCATGTCCGCCCGCCTCGGACTGACCACTGAGTCGTATCAGGAACTTGGATACGTCGCGTCCCGGGCCGACATGTCGATCGAGGAAATGAGCGCCTCCCTCCGGGTGCAGTCGAAGAACCTCGACGATGCGCGCCGGGGCGGAAAGGAGACCACAGAGACCCTCAAGCGTCTCGGGTTGGCGGCCAAGGACATACGGCTCAAAGACCAGTCCTCGGCATTCGACCTTCTCATCACCCGGATGCGTGGGGTAAAGGACGCGCAAGAGCGCATGGCGCTGGCGCAAAAGCTCTGGGGACGGGGTGGAACCGCCCTGATCCCGCTCATCGACGATCAGACCCTGTCCGTCAAGGCCCTCAGAGAAGAGGCCCATCGGCTCGGGATCGTCATGTCGAAGGAGCAGATCGCCGCCGGGTCAGCTTTCGACGATGCCATGAAAGACGCACAGTTTGTCGTACAAGGCCTCAGAAATCAGATCGGCCTTTCTCTGGCGCCTGTGTTGTCTGACCTTCTTGGGCAGTTCACGGATTGGGCGATGGCCAATCGAGAAATCATCGCAACCAGGGCCCGGGAATGGTTGATGGATTTTACGAATTGGGCGATCCGAACCGCGAAAGACGTCCGAGAACTTGTCGAAGCGTTGGGAGGCCTCAAGCGGGTTCTGGAAGCGGTCGTCCTCATCTGGGCCGGCTCGAAGCTCATCGGCGCGACCGTGACCCTGCTGACGCTGTTCAAGGAACTGCGGACGGTCCTTGCCGGCATTGGCGCGATCGTCGGCGTCAGCGCGGGCGGAGTGTTCGCTCTGATTCTGGCCGCCGTCGCAAGCCTCGCTGTTGCGTTGTCGATTGCCGTGGGTGAGTTTCTGTTGCTCGAAGACGCGATCGTCTGGTTGCGCGGCGGAAACTCGGTCATCGGAGACTGGATCGCGAAGAACCGCGAAGCAAGCACAGTCCTCGGTTCGGTCGCGCGCGCTCTTGATGCGGTGGGCGACCTCATCAAGTCGGTCGCCCATGCGATCGGCGATCAGCTTTCGCCATACGTCAAGGCGCTGTCCAAGCTGTTTGAGGCGTTGGAACCCTACATTTCCAGAGCGGCCGATGCGCTGGGACGGTTTGCATCGTCCGCGATCATCGAACGGATCGAACGCCTTACGGGTGCGATCCGGAGCGTGACGGGGTTTGTGCAGAATCCATCACTTGCCGGGGTGGGTGACTTCGCCGGGAGCGCCGCCCGCGCGAGCCCGGGTGTCGTGGGCTACGGCGCTCGCGCCATCGACCAGACGGCGCGGGCGATTCAAGGCGCGCGAACGTCCTCGGTTCGGACGGGTGACGTCCACATTCACGGTGTCGGCGTGACGTCGGACGAAGCCGAGCGCATCGGGCGAAACCTCCTGATGGAGCAGGTCCGCGCCGCGTCCGCTCAATTCGCGACGGGTGACCGATGAGCACCTCTCTCGTCAACCTGACCACCCTTGGGCTTCTCACCTTTGACGCCGCGACGGTGACCTTCGACTACGGGAGCAACATCACCGATCACCCGGTAGAAACCGGGGCGACGGTATCGGATCACATCCAAGTACTCCCAAACGCGATCACGATCACGGGGACGATCACCGAGTCGCCCTATGCAGACCAGACCAATGGCGTCCCGATGCTCCGGCGTCAGAACGCTCTGAATTGGATTGAAGCGGCGCGAAAGTCGCTGATCATGGTGGATACCGAGCAATACGGAGCGTTTTCATCGTATGCGATTGCGACCTTCCGGCATGACTTGACCAACGTGAAGCGGGCGGTCCTGGTGATCGTCCTCAAGCAGTTTGTGCAAGCGTTGGCCGGGTTCGTGACGATCCCGGTATCTGCCCCGGCCTCGCCTGCGGTGTCGGCCTCGTTTGCGACGTCGATGGATGCAGGCGTTCAGGCGTCGATGGATGCAGCGCGCGCCAACCTCGCCGCCTCGCTGGCAGACACGAACGCCCTGTCGTCCATTGCGTACGGTTGGGTGAACTGATGGGCCAGATCCTCCGGACCTTCCAGGCTCAGCCGCAATTTACCGAGACGGTCACGCTCGGTTCGACGCAGTTTCAACTCACCTTCACGTACCGGGCGCGATTGTCGGCATGGTACGTGGACTTTTTCACGCTTGACGGCTCGGCGGTCGTGACGGGCCGTCGGTTGTCGCCCGGCTTCGACGCGCTGTTCGGTGGTCTCCCGGCGCTCGTCGTGGCCGGGCATTTTTTCGTCAGGGGCTCTGACCCCTACACCCGGGAGATGCTCGGCGATCGCGTTGTCCCCGTGTTCTACCCCTTCGCCGAGGTGCCAGCGCCCCCGGCTTCCGCGACCCTTTCGATCGTGTTGGGGCCCTAATGATCGGCCGGCAGGTCATCCTTCAACTCGCGACCGCTGCCGGTGTGGGGCGGGAGTTCGCCGGCCTTCGGGTGAGCTTCCGCGTTGAAATGACCCGGGAATCGACGCCCGACACGGCCAAGATCAGGGCATGGAACCTCTCTTCCGACTCGCTGGCGCTCATCCAGACGCCCGGCGCGATCGTCCGGCTCCTCGTCGGCTACGAGGTCCCACAGCAGATATTCCAAGGCAACCCGATCTCGAAGGGGATCCGGGTCGTGAAGCAGGGGCCGGATCGTGTCCTCGAAATCGAGGCCCAATCCGGGCACACCGCGCTGTCGTCGGCCCGGGTGAATGCCTCCTTCGCTACGCAGACCGACCTGGCGACGGTGTTCTCGACGGTGGCTGCTTCGTTGGGGCTTCCATCGGGCGCCATTCAGCTCGGCGACCTCGGAACGCGCCGCCTCACCCAGGGCGTCGTGCTGGCCGGGGAGTCGCGCGACATCCTGACCCGCCTGTGCAATTCCGCCGGCCTCGAGTGGTTCATCCGTGACGATGTGCTTCAGGTCGTCACCGCTGGGGGAAGCACGGGCGAACTGGTGCCCATCTTCTCGACGGTGAGCGGCAACCTGATCGGCTCGCCAACGAAGACGGAGAACGGCGTCGAAGCCAGGGCGCTAATCTCGCCGACCCTTCGACCGGGCATGATGTTCCAGATTCAGAGCGAGTCGAGCGCCGGCCTGTACATCTGCGACTCCCTCGTGTTCGAGGGCGACTCCGGGTGGGAGACTCCCTTCTACGTCATCCCGAGGGGGCACGCAGCGCCATGACCGAAGGCAACCCCACCCTCCCGTATGCCATCGCCAACGCCGTGGCGAAGGCGCTCGGTGGCGTCCATGTCGCCGTCCCTGGAACGGTCCTCACCTATGATCCCGCGACCGGAACGGCGACGGTCCAGCCTGCGATCCCGGGGGCCTACATCGACGCCCTGACCGGACTCCGCCTGCCCAATATCTACCCGCCTGTGCCTTCGGTGCCCGTGCTCTGGCCGGGCTGCGCGGCGGGCAGCCTCACCTTCCCACTCGTCGCCGGTGACACGGTGCTCCTCGTGTGCGCCGACCGGTCGACAGACGGGTGGCGCAACGACGGCTCGATTGGGGTTCCTCCCGTGGACGCGCGCCGGTTCGACCTTTCCGACAGCTTCGCGATCCCCTTCATGCGGATCCCCTCCGCCACAGGCTACGGGGCGGGGGCGGTGCTCGAATCGGCGTCGGTTCAGCTCGGCAACTCCACCGCGGTGGATTTTGTGGCGTTGGCCTCGCTGGTTCTGGCACAACTCCAGGCGATTCAGATCGCCTTCGACGCGCATACGCACGGCGGGGTGACCGTGGGCGCGGGGGTGACCGCCATCCCTGTCGCCCCCATGCCCGCCCCCTCTTCTCCCGCTGCTACGCGGGTCAAGGCGCTCTGATGGCTTACGACGTGCTCCTTGATTCTGCGACGGGCGACCTCACCGTCCCCAGCTACATCGGCAGCGGGCCGGACGTCACGCGCCAGCGGCTGGGGATCCGCCTTCGGACACTCCTTGGCGAGTGGTTCCTGGATCAGACGGTCGGGATCCCCCTCCTGACGTGGCTATCCGAGAAGGGCACCTCCCATGCGGCCATCAGTGCACGAGTTCGCGCCGAGGTGGCCGGTTGCCCTGGTGTCGTCTCGGTGACGTCGTGGGGCTTCGTCTGGACAGCATCCACCGGGACGCTCACCCTGACCGGCGACGTCCAGATCGAGGGGGAGACAGCGTCCACGCCGGTCACAGTCTCAATGTCCACCGTCGGCGGGAACTTCCTCCCGTTCGTCGTGTTCGCCAGGATGGCGAAGCTATGACGTGCCTTTCGTGGACCTTCCGCCTGATTCGTGGTAGCCTTCCCGCAGGAGTCCGCCCTTGACTGCCCCCGCCCTTACCACTACCGGCCTCGTTGTCCCGCGTGCGGCGGATTTCCTGGCGACGATCCGGGACTCGTTCGAGGCCAACACGGGGCTTACCCCGGACTGGGAGCGGGACACCTTCCTCGGCACGTCCACTGCGATCCAGGCCGACCAGCTTGATGCCGAAGGGCAGATCCTCCAAGCCGTCTACGATGCCCGCTCGCGCAACAACGCGACCGGCGTTCAGCTCGATGACCTGGGGACGATCATCGGCGTCGGGCGGAACCCCGCGACGTACTCGACCCGGATCGTCACGTTCGGGGGCGTCAACGGAACTTTGATCCCCGCTGGTTTCCTGGTCCAGGGCGGAGGTCCCTCGGGTGACTCTTGGTGGGCCACGATCGCGGACTGCCCGATCATCGGTGTGATTGGCGTCCAGTATGCCCGATGTACGGTCGCGGGGGCCATCCAGGCGGCAGCGGGGCCGCTGGCCATCGTGACGCCCCAGGCCGGCGTCTCATCCGCGACGGGCGCGCCGGCGGTACCCGGAAACGACGAAGAGACCGACTCCGCCTATCGGGTCCGTCAGCAGCAGTCCCTTTCAATCGCAGGCTCGGCTTCCGCCGAGGCCATCCGGGCGAAGATCGCGGCGCTCGACTTCGTGGAGGGCTCCTGCGTTCTGGAGAACGATGACGCGGTCTACCAGACAATCGAGGGGGTGCTCATGGACCCCAACTCGATCGAGGTCGTTGTCTACCCGGGGACCATCACAGCGGCCGAAAAGGCCACGCTCGCCCAGACGATCTACGAGAACACTCCGGCCGGGACGAAGACCATCGGCGCGCACTCGGCGGCGGTCACGAAGGCCGACGGACTTTCGAAGACGATCCGGTGGGCCTACGCCTCCAACGTCCCCTGCACGATCGCCTTCACCGTCGTCATGGAGTCGGGGTACGTCCTCGCTGACGTTCAGACGGCGCTGATCGCGGCGGTTACGGCGTGGTTCCTGACGCTGCAGATCGGGCAGGATGTCACGGCGCTCGACATGTACGCCTTGGCCGCCGACCAGGTGGACGCGAACACCGGCCTCAAGGTGGTCCGCTCATGCGCGGTCGCGATCAACGGCGCCGCGGTCCAGGCAATCACGGCCGCTGAACTCGCAACCCTCAACGTCTGCACGGTGACCCTGTGAGTACAACGGCGCTCGCCTACAACGGCGACCTCGCCGGGCAGGCGGAATCGCGGCTGCTCCAGCAGTACCGGCTACCCGTCATTACGGCGCTCGTGCGGGCGCTTGCGGCCGGAACGCAACAACTGGAAGACATCGCGTGGTCGGTCCTCACCTCGACCCTGGACGTCTGTTCAGCCCATCGCCTCGACCAGTGGGGCGACCTCGTGGGCGAGGCCCGGGGCGGACTGACCGACGCGCAGTACCGGGGCTTCATCCAGGCGCGCATTCTGGCCAATCGTTCCAGTGGCAAGCTTGACGAGATCATCCGGGTTGCTCAAATGATTACGGCGCCCTCCACGGTCGTGTCGCGCGAGCTTGCCCCAAAGCACCTCACGATCTACATCTATCGGGACTCGTTCCTCGAGCCTCGGATGCGGGGGCGTTGCGGTCGGCTCCTTCGGGCCATTCATCCTGCCGGGACGTTCCTGGAGATCATAGAGGTCCAGGCCGGATACTTTGGCTTTGCCGCCGATCCTGATGCGCTCGGGTTCAACGTCGGTGGACTTGCGAGGATCATGTAATGCCAGCGACCCCAGGAACTCCCGACATCACGTTTAGCCCAGGGTCCTGGTGCGAAACAGGCGCCGCAGTCGCGAAGCCCGGGGACGCGCGGATCGGCAATGGCTGGGATCCTGGATTTCCGCCGCCCGCCGAAGATATAAACTACATCCTTCAGCAGATCTACCGCCTCGTCTACCAGGCCCCTCGCCGGTTTGTGTCCCCGGAAGCTGCTTGTACTGCGCTGGTCCATTCCAACGCGCCGGGCGGCCCAATCTACACCATTTGTAGCGTCGACGAAAAGGACACAGATCATCAGCCCGGAAGCGTCCACACGTCTACGGTTGGGCCAAACGATATCGTTTCCATCGCCTGCACCGGGGAATCTATCATCGTCGCATCGCCGACCGCGCTTTCCGAGCGGGAGCGGGACTCCACGACGTTGATCCAGACTTTTGCCTTCGCCCATGCGGCCACGTCGGTTCAGCGGGTCGTCACGAATGGAACCTACGTCGTATGCGCCTACACCTCCGGCGGGCCGGCGTACTATATCGAGTGTTGGCTTCGTTCGACGGGCGCGACCCAGTGGCACACGGACACCACGGTCGCCGTCAACGACATCGCCATGGACGCAACGCGCGTCTACCTCGTCAATGCGACGGGCGGCGGCGTGTTTGAGGCCAGGGCCATCGCGATCGCGACTGGCGCCTTCGCGTGGGCATATGACCACGGGGCGGACCTTGTTGCGGTCGCAACGGATGGACTCCGGTGTTATGTGTTTGGCGACGCAACCCCCCACGCCTCGCTTGCCAAGTTCCGGGGGTTGGTAGCATTCAGCGGCGCCGACGCGACAGGTGAAGGCGGAATAGCGGCGGATCTGACCGGAACCGCATGGGACCAGATCCCTGCGATAGGCTCTACCGGCGCCATGTGTACTGATGGGAAGTCCGTTTGGGTCTGGGCATCCGGCGCCTTCGATGTACATCGGTTCGGCGCAGGGAACGGTAGGCTCATCGTCAGCGCCCATCCGTCTACAATCATCACTATTCCCAACGCCGGGAAGTTGGCGGTCGACCAAGACTACATCTTCGGGTGCGGCAGCACCGGAGACGTGGGGATGTGGGCTCTCGACAAGAACACCCTTCAACGCGTCTACCAGCGATTCCACGACGTCGGGAATGCGCTCTGCATCGCCTCCGACGGCGCCGCAGTGTACCAGGGCGCGCAGACGGGCGGCGGCGGCCTCACTCTTGTTCGACTCTACCGAGGCAACCGGGCCGGACTCTGGCGCCGGGTGGACCCCACGGACAACTTCCTGCCCTACCGGCAGATTCTCATTCCCCAGGAGGGATAGACCATGACCATCGAAGCCTCCAACATCCCGAACGTCTCGCTGTCGCAACTGCGGCAGATTCTCTCAACTCTCCGCGACATCAGCGGCGGCCCCATCGGAATGTGGGGCGCGTGGGAAGCGTACGTCCAGGCCCTCAACCTCCCCGCCGAGTGCCCGATCTTCGTCGGTTCGGCGGCTCCCTCCGGCGGGACCTACGGGAACGTGACCCTTGCACCGACCCAGTCCGCCGTCTACTTCCGAACCGGTGGGACCATCGACCAGTTCTTCAACTTCACCCTCGATGGTGGCTCCAACTGGAACACAATCGCAGCCCTTCCGATCGGCGTCGGGGATGTCACCCTGGCGCGTGGCCGGATCATCCGGGGAAGCGCGGCGGGTGTGGGCGAGGCCCTCGACCTGTCCAGCGCACGGGCCATGTCGATCGGAGACGGCAACGACCACGTCCTCGTGCTCTCGGAGAACATCCCGGTTCCGGACGCAGGGAACTTCATCACGACCGACACCCTCGGCGGCCTCCTGGCGGCCCTCATCGCCATCGCAGGCGGGACCGACCAGGCGACCCGAGACTTCGCCGGCGGAACCCTCCAGGAACCCGCGCAGAACGCGACCCTCACGGCGGCGTTGGCTTCCCTGATGCTCGTCTCGCGCCTCAAGCTCGCCGACATCTGCATGGACCAGACGACTCCCCCGACGGCAGCGGCCGGGCGTGGGTGGGTCACAGGTTGTGCGGTCACCCAGAACGGCGGCGGCAATGACAAGGTCAACGTCGCGATCGGAAGCGCGATCAACCACCTGGGCCAGTACATGCCCAGCGCCTCGACCCAACTCGTCATCGCAGTCAACGGGCTCGGTGGAATCCGGTGGGACATCATCGTTGTGCCGGCAGGTGGTACGGCGCCCGTTGTGCGGGTCGGAACGGTGATCACGACCGATCCCGTGCTGACGGCCGGAGACGTGCCCCTCGCCCGCATCCGGGTTCCGGACGTCGGCGGCGGTGCGGTCGTCATCCTGACGGCCCTCATCGACAACCTCCGGCAGACCGAAGGCATCGACCCCACCAAGATCATGACGGGATACCCGGCGGAATACCTGACCGGCAACCCGGTGACATGCGTCCCGGCGGCGGGTACGGCCCCGCTGATGAAGTTCTCAGTCAACACCCTGACTCCAGCAGCGGGCGGGGCGTACAACGTCAACTCCATCGCTTTCCTTGAGGACGACTGCTGGGCATGGGCGGTCATCGACAACGTGGCGAACCCTGCGACCTTCCAGGATTTCGCGGTTGGCGGCGGAAACGTCCGGACCACGGGCGCGGCCTCGTTCACCCTGGCGGCCGTCGAAGACGCGGCGCTCATCATGCGGAAGGGCGCCAACTACTTCGCCTTCCCCTTCTGCATCCAGGCCGGCTACCCCCCGACGCTGGCGCTTCCCGTCAATCAGATCTACATCGGCGATGCAGGCGGACACGCCGCTCCGGTGGCGATGGGCGGCGAAGGCGGGATCGTGGCGGCTGGCACGTTCACCGCGAAGCACCCAACCCTCCTTCCGTTCGCGATCTTTGGGCCGTGGGCGGTGGACGCCGTCGGGCAAGGTGGTCTTGTTGGCGGGGTAGGCGCTGCGACCGTCCAGGCCAACACCTTCGCAGTCGTCTACGACGACGGGACCGGGCTCTACATGACCCTGAACCTGTCCTCGACCATGGCGGGCGGGCTCTACACAGCCAACTTCCAGTGCTATCCCGACGCGGAAGCCGTCAACGACGCGGTGTACTTCGGCGCGGCTGCCAAGTTCGCGGACCTGTACTTCACGAACACGACTCCGGGCGTGTACGCCAACGATTCAGTCGTCTGGGAATACTACTCCAGCGCGGGCGGCGGGACCTGGGTAGCCCTGCCCGTGGCGGGCGCGGCCGGCGAAGGCTACGACATGACCGATACGACCGCCTACAACGGTCTCCGGCCCTTCCAGGCCGTCGGGAGTCTCACCTTCGCTCCTCCGGATCTTTGGACGACGACGATCATCAACGGTCAGCTCGGGTACTGGATCCGGTCCAGGGTCACGGCTGCCCAGATCACCACGATCCCGATCCTCACCGACGAACATGCCGTCGTGGTCTCGGAGGAGCCCTGGCGCGTGCAGCACAACCTCAACGTCGACTGGATCCGCCTGTCCGACCAGTCCGCCGCGCTTCACGCCGCCGATGTCCACCTGCTCCTGTGGGACTCGTTCAGCGGGACGGGGCGGACCTTCACCTTCGCTGCCAACCGTCGGGCCCAGCGGATCACCTGTGCGGCGTGGGCGCTCACCGGAAACTCCTTGGTGTCCGCCTACGTCATCCAGGAGGCGGGCGCAAACGAACCGACGGGCGTGCTGGCGGAAGTCAAGGTCTCCTACACCTGATAGCCCCCGAGGGGCGAGACGGGGTATCCGTCCGCCCCTCCTTCCTCTGAGGCTCCCCCATGGCCACCTACGAGACCGCCCTGCTACTCGACGCCCTGATCGCGGGCCGTGTGCCTTCCTTTGCCGAACAGACCGACGGATCGAGCCACACGGGCGACCCGGCTACTACGGGGGCTCCTGCAACGGCGGGGGCTGGCGTGGGCCTCGTTGAGACGGGCGACACCAACGGAGCGATCCGGGCGCTTGTCGGGATTCAACTTCGGATGGACCCGAGTAAGCGAACCGCCCACGTCTACCCCGTCAACTACGTGGCGGGCGAGACTTACACCGTGACGATCGGCGGGAATGCTGTCGCAGTTGTCGGTGGCGGGACGTGGGCAGCGACGGTGGCGCTTCTGATCGCGGCGCTCCCGGGCGTCCCCGCAGCAGCGGCGCTGGTGACGTTCGCGGCGGCCAACACTTCTGATGGTGGCGGCGCTGGGACCGTGGACATTCTCGTCGTCCGCTGGAAGGCCGAGGCAGCAACCTCGATCGCTGCGACGGCGACGGGTGCCGCAACAGTTCGATGCGTCGCTGATCCTGAGTCGTGTGATGCCCGGATCTATCTCTACAGAGGCGGGGCGGCCCGGGATACCGTGACGCTGATGCCGACAGGATGGGCGTTAGAAGGGACGATCACGGGGATTACCTATCGCAATCTAGTCCGATCGATCCTCACAGCCGGGTGTGTTCGCGCCTACGTCGAGATCTATGCCGTCGCTGGCGCCGCGGGCGATGGCGGGATGGTGATCTACCAGGATATACCGCTCACCACATTCGGCCGCACGCAAACCGAATCAGCAGGACTTCGGGCTTTCTGGGGTCCATGCGTCAACGAGGGATAAATGCCCGATCTATCGGCGGTATCGCATCCTTTTTCTGGCTCCGTCGCGGTTGGCGCCGCAGCCTTCACCGAGTTCATCCTCGGCCCGCTGCAACGGGAACTCTGGGTGTGGCTCGGTGATACGACCGGGACCCGTGAGACGGGGCTCGTCAGTCACCTCGGATCGGATGCCGGTTCGCCCTTCCCGGTCAAACAGTGGGTCCGGGTCTGGTGTCGCGATCCGTATTTCATCCAAACTATCGGAACGAGCGTCTTCATCAAAGCCCTGGATGCCGCGCAGACCCTGTACTATTCCGACTGCATTCAGGGTGCAGAAGGGCCAGGGCTTCCCATCGGTGCCGCGACGAAGGCCGCGCAAACCGACGGCTCCCAGCTTGCCCGCGCCATGCTCAACGACGGCGCCGGGAAGCAGGTTCAAGCGCTCGGTGAGGTTTCCGGGAAGCTCCAGTGCGACGTGAAGACGTCGGCGCTTCCGACGGGCGCAGCTGCAGAAGCGACCCTCGCCAAGGTTGCGCTGGCATCTCAACTTCCGGCTGCACTCGTCGGTGGAAAGCTCTCTGTGACGGACCCAACCGCCCTGCCGTTGCCAGCCGGCGCCGCCACGGATTCCGAGGTGAAGAAGCTCGTCGCCGAGTCCACCTTCACCGCCTGGGCTGACGTGAAGGCCAGCACGCTGGCGAAGGCCTCGTCGCAGACCGACGGCGGCCAGAAGACCCAGGTGGTCGATTCCAAGGGCGCCGACGTCGGCGGAAACCTCGCCAACCTCGACGCGAAGTCGTCCGCACTGGCGCAAGACGCCACCCTCACCGGCGGAAGCCAGGTGACCAAGGTTCATTCCGGCGATGGGGTGGTAATCACGGCTTCGGGTTCCGCGCTGGACGTCGAGGCTGGGTCAGTCGTTACTGCCATCAACACGGAAGGGGACACGGCTTACGACATTTCCTGGGGGCCTGCCGACGACGGCACGACCCAGCATGAAATCGCTACCGGGCTGGCAGTTGGTACTGTCGTCTGGATCATCGGTGTGTTCGGACTGCTCTCGGCCTCGGCCGGTGGTGCGGCTACCTGGGTGGTTCATGCGTCGGCGACAACGGGATGGACGATCGGCGACGCCTCCGAGCATTACGAATCGGCGGCCATTCCAGTGGCCGATCCGATCACGAGTTCGATTCCGACAACGCCGGCCATGTTCAAGCTCACGGCATCCGGAAAGCTGTTCGTCCGCATCGTGCCCAACGCCGGGACGACGGCCGGGGCTGCCCAGGTGTTCGTCGCACGGAGGCGGCCATGACCCGCCCAACGAACCCTCCCGACACGGTCCGGCCAGAGCAGCCAGCCGCCACGTCCACCGCCACACCTTCCTGGATCTTTCCCGTCGATGCCTACGGCACGATTGGGGAGCTTGTGGATCTCGTCTATGACACCGGACTAACGGTGATATAGGAGTTTCAATGTCTCTCACCCAACCCGTCTGGACCCGTCTCCCCCGCGTGGGGGCCACCGCCGGAAATGGAAAAGCGTGGGCCACCGGCCTCGCGGCTTCCTTCGGGTCCGCCGTGGACTTTGAGGGCAACGCGCGGACCCCGGGCGTAGGCGTTCAATGGTCGGTGTCGAGCACGCATTATGACGACCCCGCTGCAAACGACGGCGCGGTCTACGTGATCCCTGGCGCGGGATCGTCGGCGTCCGGTGGCGTGATCATCGGAGCGGCGGCAGGTGCTCCGACGCCAGTGATGGGGCTCAACAATGCGTTCGCCGCTTCCTGCCCGATGATCGGCTCCGGTATCGACGTGGGCGGTGTCGTCGGCCTGTGGTCGTCCAACGCCGTCAACCAGCCCCTTGGCGCTGGGAAGAGGTTCCTTGGTTTCAGCCAACTTTCCTCGACAATGGCGGCTGGGTTGACATGGACGGACGTCTGGACGTGCGCCGATGCCATTTTCCTCGCCGTCAAACTCGCTGGTGTTGTCCATCTTGGCGCCTCCCACGGGCTGATCGATCCGCGAACGTCAGTATATACGCCGGCTGACGAAGAGGCTGATCGCCGCGTGTATGCAACTGCCACGCGCGGCAATTCCGCCGCCGCCCAGACAACTTGGGATTCTTCCAACGTCGGCGGGGTGATGGCGCATACCGCGGGGGCAGGCGGCAAGTGTTTTTGCAACACACCGGGGGCGACCCCCGTCGTCAATCTTCCACTCGCCCACGCAAATTGGATCAACACGGGGGTTACTTTGCTGCTTGGTAATTGCGCACGGTCCAAGAGCGGCAGATACATCGGCGAAGAGGTCGGGATGCACGACACAACCGACGGTTCCCGCTTGGGAACGCTTCGCGGCATCCGTATCGGGTGGAACGGCCTTCACGGACAGCGCGTTCCCGCAGTCGGCGATCTTGAAGGTTGGCTCGTCGGTACGTCGGATACTGTGGCTGGGCTGACATGGTTTTTGTCCGCGTAGGAGATCCCATGGCTACCATCCAGCTTTCCGACAATGTCCCCGCTCCCGTCGCCAAGGCGATCCAGGATTTTGCACGCAAGGTCGAAGCCGTCCACGATCCCGACGGGGAGAAGGACGGGCGTGTGTCTGCCGCTGAACTCCTTGCCGTGGTGGACAGCGCCGTCGCCGTCGTTGTCGCTATACGGAGTGCCTGATGATCGACCTCTCCCCCTTCACCGCCCGCCTCGGTTGCGACCTGGCCGCACTCCAGGCCGTCATCGTCGTCGAGTCCGCGGGTTCGGGGTTCGGCCCCGACGGCTGTCCGACCATCCGCGTCGAGGCCCACGTGCTCTGGGAGCGAGTCGGCGCGAAGCTCGGCAACACCACCCAGGTCGACGCCGCCTTCCGGGTCCTTGGCC